CATCCGCCCCATCCCCATTGAACACTACCTTGGCTTCACTATGCTCCCTAATGTACTTGGCCACTAAATAATTTCCAACGCTGGCCCTTACCGTAGTGGTATCGCGACTTTCAATCATTCGCACTACTTCCGGAATGGCATTCAAAAAGTCCTCTTCTTTCACAACAATCGTCGTATGTTTGGATCCAAGAAAATCAGCCATGATCTGGGCATACTTTAGATCTTCACCCCCTTCTAATCCTATACTGTACGTCTCTAGAGGTTCCATGTAACCCAACTCTTTACGTGCCTGATTTACCAACGTAGCGATGAGGCTACTATCTAATCCACCAGATAAAAGGCATGCCATTGGCTTCTCCGTGTTCATCACGCGCTTCTTGACGCAATCGTATAAGGTGTCGCGAATACGTGCATGAGGTGACGTCAACGACGGTTGAATAGAGGGCATAGATGCATACCATATCGTTTCATCCGTAGAGTAGCATACCGTTGTACTTGGCATCACTGCTTCAATAGTAGTGAAACAGGCTGGAAACATTTTTATTTCAGAGGCAACACAAATCATATCGCCACACGTAGCGTGGTACAAGGGTCTCACTCCATACGGGTCACGCGCTGAATAAAAAAGTTCTTTCTTTGAGTCGTATAAGAAAAAGGCAAATTCAGACGCATCTATCATGTGAAGGGTTTGTTCCATTCCATACTCTTCATATAAATCCAATATGACTTCACAATCCGATTGGGTGACTGGCGTCTTCTTCATTTGCGCATATAGCTCACGATGATTATAGATTTCACCGTTACAAATTAGATAAATACCATTCTTTTCAAAAGGCTGAGATCCATTATCAAGACCTTGAATAGACAATCGGTGAAATCCCAGCCATATATTCTTCAACGTATAAAAAATAGATTCATCTGGACCACGATGTTTTCCCTTCTCAAAGGCATCCATTGCCGTTTTTACAAAGATGAAGGGACGTATCAATGCAAAAATACCACACATACCTCTTTTTGTAAGGATTCATTTATATTGTTTTGTAGGGGTTTACACCCCTACGACCCCGTTATTAACCGGTGAAGAAGCTTCGGTGCGGATTTGTAGGGGGGGGCATGCCAATATAAATGGGATGAAACCCCTACTTAAAATAATATTCTATACTATGGCAGCATTAGTAAGAAAGTATACTGATATCACAAGGGATTTAGGAATTGGAACAACGGTTCCATCTTGTCCAAGTAAAATTGCACCATTTATATTACAAAATCATCAATTAGCTATTTCAAAATATTTACGCGAACATGATTCTCTTTTATTATGGCATGGATTAGGATCTGGTAAAACAATTACATCCATTGCATCTGCATTTGAATCATCTAATACATCAATGAATAATGTTATTGTAGCTTGTCCAGCATCCTTAATGGATAATTATCAATTAGAACTTGCAAAATATAAAGATTTGGTTATTCAATTTACAACTATGCCGTATTCTGGTTTGGCCATTGATATTGCAAATAAATTTATACAAGAATGTAAAAGACAAGGAGCAGAACCTCCTTGGTTTAGAGGTTTTATTGAAAAATTAATTATTAAAATTGGTACTACGGGAGACATTACACAGTTTCGTAACATACCAGCTATTATTGCATCCAATTCTGAACCAACCTTAGTTGGAGGAAAAACAAAACGAAAGCGAAATAAAAAAAATAAAACAAGAGGTGGTTATAAACCACGTATGACTATTGATATTCCTACACGAGATATTCAATTTATATTTAAAAGTACAAATGGTACATTAAATACCGGTGGGTTTGGTGACCTAAGTGATACCTATTTAATCATCATAGATGAATCACAATTATTGTTATCACAGTTACGTCTAGATTATTCAGATGACAATCTTAGTGATAGTGGATTAGATCTTACTAAAATTATTTCTATGGTTGAGTTTGATGCACATATTGGTAGAAAATATGGGTCTCTCGGCGTTGAAAATAAAAGAGCTCACACTATTTATAGAGACCTTTTCGGAAGACCCAAGCATACTAAACTTGCATTACTAAGTGCTACCCCTATTATTAAAAATAAATTTGAAATTGCTATTTTTGTAAATTTGTTATCGCGTAAGTCTCTTATGCCGATCAATACAGTTGCATTTGAACATAATTATGGCATTCCTCACTTAATGGGAGGTGATTATGAGTTTCATATGACATCTCATGAGAGAGAAACGCAGATTCTTTCAAATATACATTCCCCTATAAAAAATCAGGATGAATTTAAAGCTTGTTTTAAAGAGGCAGAAGTATCTTATTTTGGGAATATTGCAGAAATGTTACCAGCATTAACACTATTACCAGGAAAACATGTTTTTAATAATGATGGTATCCCATTTTTAAATATAGTAGAATGCCCTCTTGACAAAAAACAAGCTTTATATTTAAAATATTTACAATTTGTAAGCGACCTACACGGTGATTTTGGTAAATTTAAACCAGATTTTTATGATTGTGCATTCCCCTTGGATAGTCCAGCCAATAGAGGTACACCATTACCTTCCCGTTTTCGTAAAAAGTTAGATGATGATATGGCTGGATTATTCGCCGAATCTACTGGACGTGCGGAAGAAATAGGACCATTAATTGATAACTATTTACATACATTTCAAAATTTTTTAGATGCTGCATCTACAGCCCTTACATTTTCCGCAATTCAGTCACCAAATAAAGTTCCGCAAAGAGTATCACCTGATAAATCGGTTGTTGGAAAACTCTCCCCTATCACTTTATCTACCTTCGGTCAAAATTCTAAAATTTCTAAATTACTTCGGCATATTTTAACAAATCCACAAAGTCGTCATGTAATTTATGTTACGTCAAGGTATGCTTCCGTTGTAATTGGACGTTTTTTAGAACAAGCAAATTATCTTGAATTAAAAACACCCGCCCAACTTGGAATAGGAATTGGTTTTCAACCAGCCGTTGCAGCCGTACCAAATAAACTATATGCCTTTCTTAGAGGCGAAAGTGAAGATAATATATACGATCCATCTCAAAAAATGCTTCGTTATACGAATGATGAAGGTAATGCGGTAAATAAAGCAGATTTAATACAGTTATTTAATTCAGAGACACACTACGATCAATTCAAAATATTAATTATAAATAATTGTGTAGCAGAAGGTATTACATTAAAAAGGGTAGATTTTATACACGTGATGTCTATTCCTTATGATATTGCTAAACTTCAACAAATTGTTGCAAGAGTATATAGAAATTGTGTACATCCACCTGGTGGAAGTATTACACCTTTTATCTATATAACTACCGAAAGTAATGATGATAAGCTTACAGAAGCAGATTATGATAGCTTACATAAAGACAATGCTTATTGGCAATCATATGCACGTAAAACACCTCTTGAAAGAGATTATGAAATAAATAAGTTTGTTGAAAAAATAAGAGAAAATGATAATTTATTACCTTATTACCGTTTAATAAAAGAATGTGCAATTGAATCCCCTTAGGATAAATTCTAAACCATTTGTAATGCCTTATGAATGTCCTATATGTACATTATGGCCATCTAGTCATTCTTTGAAAAAAGTAGAGAAAAATGGAATCGTCTATTTTTATACATGTCCAGCACAAGCTATTTTATATGATGATGTAAAGGGTATTATACATCATTATGATGGTGTTTTAAGTGAAGTGGACGAATGGATTTGGATAGTGGATAGTGCAGGGTTTGGGTTTACGCATGCAATGCAGACAACGGTTGCCATTGAACTGGCAAAATTAATTTCAACTAAATTTAGTAAAAATCTTAAAAAAATAATCCAACCCTTTACATTACAATCATACATAAAATAATCATGCCTTTTTTGAATAAAGAAATAAGAGATAAGATTGAGATCCAAGTAGGGGTAACCCCTACAACCCATACCCGGTGAAGCTGGATAGGGCAGCCCCTATGCCGTAGGTTATGTAACCCATTACCCGGTGAAGCTGGAAGCTTCTTACCACGAAAAGTTTGGATCGCCTAGTATGTTACGAAGAATGATTTGATGGGCACGTGCTTCCATTTGTTCTTGTACTCTTTCTTTTGCTGGTTTATATTCCTCTTTAAATATAGCCCTACGATTCAATCGTTGTTCAGTAGTTATATTGAAGGATGTGTAACAGCATTTTATAATACAATAATTATCGTCAATGTTCATATCTTTTACAGTATCCATCCAATCTATTTCACCATTGCATCCAATCCATGATTCATACCATTTTTCGTAATCCATTTTACAAAAAAAAGAAGTAATGCATTTCAATTTTAGCAGAACCAAGGTTCCGCACCTCCTTTGGATTGTAGGGCTATGCTCTTCTAGCTTCAACGGGTTAGGGTTCTCCTCTACTATTATCCGGTGAAGCTGGGTAGGGCAGAGCCCTACAACCCAAGGGAGGTGCGGAACCGTAGGTTCTGCAAAAAACAATATAAAGAACTTACTCTATTAGTAAGTACGAGATGAGCCGTAACATTGGATTAGTAAAGTGGTTCAACAACAAGACCGGATATGGTTTCATTACCCTTGACAATGAGGATATCTTTGTGCATCACCAGCAGCTCCAGGTAGCACAGAACCAGTACAAGTACCTCGTGCAGGGAGAGTATGTAGAGTTTGAGAAGAAGGTTCTCACCGAGGGAAAGCATCGCACCATGGCTGCTGACGTCACCGGTGTTCATCGTGGTCCTCTCATGTGCGAGACACGGCAGAAGATGCGCGATTCACGCGAGGAGTAACTTTATTTTGACGTTGTAACCAACCAGAACATAAATCAGGTAACGTAGCCGCCACATTCATAATGGTACGATAGTGAAAGATGCATACACATGCATCCTTTTCTAAACGAATACTGTACCACCAGTAAGGTGGAATAAAAAGCATTTTCCCTTTAGGAACGACTATTTCTAAAAATTTTACTTTTGACTTTTCTTTCCACGGATTCACCGTACTATAAAATTCTTGCGTTTCCAAATTTTTAATCTCATTTAAAAACTTGGCATTACGTGGCGGTGTCACTTTTACAGTGATACTTCCCTTTGTTACCACAAAATAATTACGAAACTGATTATTGTATTGTAGGCGAGTCGTGTACTGGTCACTTCCGATGCAAAGATCATAGGACATGGTACATACCAATGGAGGTCTTAACAAAAGATCTGTATTGGTATACTGATTTTGAAGAAGAGTATCCCTTAAAAAAACTTCATTGTCGCACAAAGCATAGTCTTTCATCGTCTGTGCCTTTTCAAGGGTAACCATAGTTTTTTTATAGGTTGGATCGCATACGGTTACATCAAAGGAACCATATTCTTTTGTTTCACAGTCAAGGGTATCATCTTCATAGTCAAATAAAACGGGTTGTTTCAAATTACACACTTCTTCTAGCTTTTCTTTTTGAAAGGCGATTTCGTATACTTCCAACTCATTGTTTGTTTTTAATTGAAACAGGATATGCAAGTAGAGAAAGACTATTACAGCGATTACTATAAAGAACATATGTGTTAGAAAATGGATGGGTTTATATTGTTTACTCTTCGGTTGAAAAAGAAGGCTCACCTACCTCCGACAAAGGCATCGTTCCCTTCTTCTTTGTTGGCTTAATATTATTCTGCTTCTCTATCACGTCCAATCGCTGTGATAAGGTAACGAGCTGCTTGTTCAAGTTGCGAATCAACTCTACTAAAGAATCGTACTTGGTCTCTACCTCACTTTCCGTAAAGGTAGTATCCTGCTCTCCTACCTTTTCTTCTAAAGCCTTGAATTGCCTTAAACAGACCTGTTCATGGGCAACTAACCGTTTTGCCACTAATTGTACGGCTTGGGACGTGTGAATCAAGGATTCTTCTTTGGGAGCAGTAGCCTTTGATTTAGACATAAAGAAGTGAAGGACTAAAAAACCCGAGTATTAACGAATAATTTTCTGGTTACTATTCATGGAAGAACAACCCACCTTTTTTTCTCATGTATTCAATTTTGAACAAGACAGCAGAAATCAAATGGTTAATATTGCTCAATATACCGTATTTTCCATTGTCTTTATTACTTTGTTGAATCGCGGGGTTCAGGAGTATATGCCTGAAGTAGACAGAGATAAAGGAAGTTTAGCCATTTTCGTAGAAGTGGTCATTCAATGCATCGTTCTCTTTCTTGGCATTATCTTTATTCATCGGATCATTACCTTTATTCCTTCCGTAAGCGGTGCAAAATATGCAGATCAAAACGTCATCGCCATCATTTTACCTACCTTGATTCTCTTGTTAAGCACCTCTACGTTAGGACAAAAGGTAGGCATCATCGTAGATCGCTTTAGTGGCCAAGCTCCTGTAAAAAAGGTGACTCAAAGTAATCCAGGGCTTTCTATTTTACCGAAAGCACCCACTGTAAATCCAATCAATAGTCCTGAGCCCGATTTTAATTCCATGTTTGCCGGTCCTACGACACCTTTAGTGAACGCTGCCTCGCCAGAATCGTTTGAGCCGATGCCTTCCAACTTTGGTGGAAGCATATTTTAAATCTTTGCGCCAAGCTTTCATGTTCGGTCCAACCGTATGTACCGAGTACCATGAATCGCCCCATTCATTTTCATTCAACAAGAGTTCCATCCATTGCTTGTACTCCACCGGATGCTCTTTCGGATCTATTAAAATGTCCTCTTTGGTACGACAAAGAGGACATTGTATTGGCGTTTTCTTGACAGTATCTACACCAAATGGGTAGACCACTGGTGAAGTTTCTTTGATTTGACGGTAACACTTGTCACACATAGAATGTGAACAACTTTTCAACTTGTAAGCACGAATAATCGTGTCGTAACAAATGGGGCACTCCATGATGTACAAAGGATGATGTCAATTACGTTTCAATTTTTTAGTAGAACATTATATGAAAATAACCATGTATACGACGTTACTTTTATCTATCCTCGTACAAGTAATCACGGGAATCATTGAGTTCGGTGCCCTTTTTTTACCTGTACCAAGTGAGTACACATTTTTAAAACAAATGTTGATTTTGGAGGTTGTCGTACAAATGATTGAAGGATCCTTTTACATGTATTGGTTCTTTCATTTCAACTCTATTACAAACATTACTCCATCCAGATATTTTGATTGGATGATTACCACACCTACCATGTTAGTGAATTTAATCATGTAT